AATTCCTTCTCTTAAAAGGACAGTGATGAAAGACTTTAAAGATATCCTACTCAAATTAGATTTATGGAAAGATGATAATTTTAATATTACTGATAGGGTTTATAAGTTGTATGATTCTTCTATTCAGTTTCTTAGTACTGATGATGCGGATAAGCTTAGAGGTATTAAATCTGATATTTTATTTATTGATGAGGCTAGTGAGATTGATGAAGAAAGTTATTTTCAGTTATCTATAAGAACAACAGGTAGAATCATCTTAGCATTCAACCCGACTATATCACCATACCATTGGATTAGACAGATGGCAGATTGTGATAGATACATTACAACTTACAAAGATAATCCATATTTAGAATCTACTATTGTAAAAGCAATTGAAGATTTAGAAGTTACATCACCTAAGAAGTTTGCAATCTATGGTAAAGGTGAATACGCTCCGAACGAGAAAGCCATTTTTACTTTTGATATAGTTGATTCAATTGATGGTGAGTTCGTAGGATTCGGTTTAGATTGGGGTTATGCAGGAGATGAATTAGCATTAGTAGCAGTAACAAAGAATGGCGGTAATATATACATAGAAGAATTGATATATGAGAAAGGAATGGTTATGAATGATATTATAGCTAAATTAAAATCATTAGATATACAGAGAGAAGAAATATGGTGTGATAGTTCTGAACCACGCTCTATTGAAGAATTATGTAGAAGTGGATTTAACGCAAAGGCAGTTAAGAAAGGACCTGATAGTATTAAGTTTGGTATTAGTACAATGCAAAACTATAAAATCCATTTAGTAAAGAAATCACAGAATTTAATTAATGAGTTCTATGGATACCAATGGGCGAGTGATAAGTACGGATATGTTACAGATACGCCCGAAGGTGGATTAGACCATTTAATAGATGCGAGTAGATATGTAATAATGTCTAAACTTTCTTTGAAAGCTCAACAAAAAGGTGTATATTCTATTAGTATCAGATAAATAAAAAGTTATGGCAAGAAGTTTAAGACAGTTATCAACACAATGTGGAGAGTGTGGCGTACCATTTGATGAAACACTCAGTAATAAACAATTTAAGAGAGCATTGTGCAAAGGATGTTATCAAATTGAATTGGATAATAGAAATATGAGATTTAAGAAAGAACGAGCAGAGGTAGGAGCAGCAATAAAGAGAATAGAATTATATAGAGATTATAAATTACAGAATAGAAAAGGGTTTTGGGCATCTATAAACAAAGAAATCCGTCCGTTAACAAAGAGAGAGGATATCAGAGCATTCATCAGTAAGCAAATGGATAGGATATTAGCTGATGATAATCTAATGAAATATATAAGTGCAATGAGTATAGCAGAACAAAGAAAAAACGAAACACACAAATATGAATAAATACACAGATGAAGAAATCCAACAGATAGAAGGATTAGTTATAGAACTTATGAAAATAAATGAAGAACAGAACGCTAAGCTAATTGCCTTTGATGCTAAATTAAAGAATGAAGAAGCTAAGGTAAGAAAGTTACAACAGAATATATATTTCTTATCACAAACATTTACAAACAACACATACGAGGCATAACATATATGAAACAAACGATTAAGATAACAGTTCCTGATAATTGGAACGATATTACACTAAAACAATATCTAGCACTACAATCTGATTTAGAGAATTACAAAGATGATGAAGAAGCACAAACTGCATTTATGTTATATCATTTATGTGGTATTGGATTAGTAGAATTAAAATCATTACCAAAGGGAACATATGAATCATTGATAAATGAATTAAATAAGTTTATTGGTAAAACAGATATGCCATTACAAAGAATTATAAACATAAATGGTATTGAGTATGGTATAGAGCCTAACTTATCACAGATGGCATATGGTACGTTCATTGATATTACTAAGTATGATACATTTACTATTGATAAGAATTGGGCAAAGATAATGAGTATACTATATCGTCCTATTGAAAAGAAATTAGGTGATACATATTCTATTCAGCCCTACGATGGTAAGATAGATGAAAGTAAATTTTTAGATGTAACAATGGATATCCACTTTGGTTCTTTGTTTTTTTTTGTTCGTATGTATCTTCACTTACTGAGCTCTACCCTGAACTCTACGATGCAGACGGTGGTGGAACTCCTACCCAACACCAAGTTAATTTCGGGAATAAGTGGAAAAGTTATACAACAATTGTTGAACTCGCAAATGGAGACATTAGGGCAATCGATTCCATTATCAAAGAGCCGTTAGAAAAGTGTTTACTATTTTTAGCTTATAAAGCAGACAAATCATTTTTAGAAACTGTAATGCATAGAGAAGCATTGAAAGGAATTAAATAACTCAATAACATTTATATTTGGTGGTGTTAAAGATATAAATTCAGTTCAATGGGTATATGGTCTAATTCTCGCAATGGTAATCTAAGATACTCCGTAAATCGTGAGAACGCTAGTGGTATCTATATTGGACCTACACGTGGTTTATCATCACCAAAGAATAATCGTAGAGGTTGTCTTTGTTTAAATGAAAATCGTTATGGTAGAGATTGTTGTAATGGTGCCCTAATGGAGCAAGGTATTGGTAACATACAAGCACCAGCACAATTCGCAACAAGAGGTGGTTTCAGTAGTGGATTCTCTGATGGATTTGATATTGGAACAGTAGTATATTAATAAAAATAACATAACACAATAATATGGGATTAACTAAACAACAATTAGAAGCATTAAATAATAATTCGTTTCCTAATAATAATGCAGGAGCAATCACTCCGGCAATACTAAGAGATTACAACACTTCAGCAATTGCTAATACTGTAAATCAGGATGTGTATACAACTGATAGTGCGAGTGTAGATAGTAGATTAGATAACTTAGAGAATTTCAGTTCTTCTTTGGTAACTAATTTTGCAACGGTAGCATATGTTAATGGTGTAAGTGCAAGTTTAACTACAACCGCATCATTTAACGCATACACACAAAGTACAAATACATTCACAGCAAGTATTAGTACATCAGTTGGTTTATTACAAACGTTTAGTGGGTCTCAATACAAAGCAGATTCTGCATCGTTTAGTGCTAGAATAGAAGCAGTGACAGGTAGTAGTGTAGATACAGGAAGTTTAGTTACAACTGCATCATTCAACGCATATACAGCATCACAAGATTTCTTAAATACAACATTTGCAACAACAAGTAGTGTAAATAGTTTAAGTGCAAGTATATTCTCAACAGATGCAACACAGAGTTCTTTAATTAGTGGTAAGTTAGATACTTCATCATTTAATACATTCTCTACATCAGTAGATAGTAGATTAGATTTATTAGAATTATCTGGCAGTGGATTTGTAACAACTGCATCATTTAACACATACACATCATCTCAGGATTTTAAGAATACTACATTTGCAACTACTTCATCTTTAAATGCAGTATCAACATCAGTAGGATTATTACAAACATTCTCTGGCTCTGAATATAAAAATGATAGTTCTTCTTTCGATAGTAGAATATTAGCAATAACAGGTAGTGGTGGTAATGTATCAGTACAAGAGGAAGGAAGTATATTAGGAGATGCAACATCATTTAATTTCTTAGGTGCTGGAGTAACTGCAACATTTAGTGCAGGAACAGCATCAGTAACAATACCAGGCGGTGGTGGAAGTATTGATACGGGTAGTTTTGCAACAACGGGTTCAAACACATTCACAGGAAATCAAACTATTGAAGGTGCAATTGTAAGTAATATTACAAGTAGTGTAATTAAATTATTTTCTGCAGGATTTGTAAGTGGAGCAGTACAATTAAACATAACTGCATCATCTGCTATATCACAATCAAACTTAGTATTGGTTGGAACTCCATTAATAGCATCATCTACTTCAACGGGTTCGATTATAATATCCGGTAGTAATAATATACTTACAACAGGGGTTAGAACGAATACATTAGTAAGCAGTTTTTCTTATGGATATATTGGTGGTAGTGGTAATACTGTTGCTACAATTCCAACATTACATACACAATCTTTGGTTAGTCCAACAATGAACAACAACCAATTGAATGGGGCAGTAACTCTTAATTTTATTACAAGTTCAACATTAGCAAATCCTACTTTTAATAATAATCAAATATTAGGTGGTACAACTATAACACACCAATCTGGTAGTATTGCGTTTAGTGGTAATATTGTTATGGGTAATGGATTTGGCTCAACTGCAAATACAACTACGTTAACACTTAACTCAACAATAGCACAAAATATAGTAGCAGGTATTTCCGCTATTAGTTTAAATCATAATAGTTCATCAATATTATATTCAGGAAATATTGGTGGTGGAATGACAGTAACAAATAACTATTCATCATCAGTTTCAACAGCAGTAAATAATATTACTGTTCAAGGAAATGCATTTGCTGGAACTGGTCATACCCTATTAGTAAGTGGTAGTAACACAGCAAATAGAAGAACATTTAGTAATAATATAATTGTAGGTTCAACAAATGCAATAAGTTCTGATTTAAGTGGCTCATCAGGTGGGCATTTAATTTCTACTGCAATAATAGGACAAAATCTAATTGTATCAGCATCAGGAACATCAACAACAGCAGGTGGTGGTGCATTCTTTGGTAGATACAATGATATAACTAATTTATTAGCAGATAGTGGTAAAACAATATTCGCAGTAGGTAGTGGTACAGGAACAGGAAATAGAAAAACTGCATTATCAGTTGATAGTTCATCAGTAGTATATGTATCGGGTAGTTTATTAGTAAGCGGTAGTTCAACATTTAGTGGCAGTATGGCTGTTAGTGGAACAATTAATACAATAACAATTGATAGTAGTGGTAACGTAACTGCAAGTACATTCTTAGCAACATCTAACGGAAGTACTGCATTCGTATACAATCAACAATCAACCGGAAGTGTAGCAGGTGTATACAATACAAACTATGGTAAAGATGGTTTATCAGTTTATCAATATCAAGGACAACCATACGCATTCAACGTTATCTTAACTGCAAATCAGATAA